TGTGTCAATGATCGACACCAAATAACCCATTTAACACGTGTTAAATGGGTTATTTGGTGTCGATCATTGACACAGAGTCAAGTAATGACTTATTTTGAGTTCTCAGACATTGTTCTGAAATGTTCTTGATTATTGTTTCAATAATGCGGTGATTAAATATTATCCAGATCCTTGATATGTTCTGAATTTGTGTTACGATAATCTCAGTTAATTTTTATAGGAAATACACATGGCAAAGATAAAACTAGGGGAATTGATTCAGGCGCTCCAGAAGGAAGTCAGCGACGCGGATGCGTCGGACATGCCGCAGGGAGAAAAGACGAAGCGTTACAAGGCCGCTGCGTCGCGGTTTAAAAATGCGCTGTTTACAGATAAGCGAAAATATCGAGGTAAAACACTGGAAAAACGCATTACAGCAGGCACTTACAGCAACTACATGGCGCGGGCTAGAAAGCGGTTTGATGATTTATTACATCACCATTTTGAGGCCAATATTCACAGGCTAGCGGCCAAGTATCCTCTGTATGCCAATGAGTTGAATGAATGGCTCACCTTACCGGCGGCAGATATTCGTCGGCGTTATAGCGACCTTCTGGAGCACCTGAAATCCATTCTTTCGCTGGCCGAAGACCTCACCGGCATCAAGCCCGCCGTAAAAGCAAACGCGGGTAAGCTGGCACGCATCGCGAAGAAATATCCGAGCTGGGAATTTGCAGTGCTCGAGCTGGCAGACGAAGATGGGAAAGCGGCGCTGGCACACCTGCACAAGCTGTTCCAGCAGGGTCGCCTTTTGCTTGAGGACATCAGCAAGCTACGAATCAACCACGACGTTCTTTATAGCCTGCAATTGAGCGCAGCAGAGCGGAATTCTCTACAGCAGCGCGCCGATGCCATGTTGAGCGAGAAAAAGCGTAATACTATTCTGATTGATTACCCGGTCTACATGCAGGCCATTCATGAGCTGGTGGAAACCGCGCCTGAAAAATTCAACAACGGCACCCGCGTCGGCATGGCTCCCTTGGCATTCGCATTGGCCGCCGTATCGGGCCGTCGAATGATTGAGATAATGTATCAGGGTGAATTTGAAGTGACGGGTCCGAATACCGTCGAGTTTCTCGGGCAGGCCAAAAAGCGTAGTGATGACGGCAGGCCGCGCACGATTTATACCCTTTGCGACGCGGGACTGTTTGTTAGCCGTGTGAACGCGCTGCGCGGCTTCGCAGCGGTGGCGGATTTTGATGATGTGGTCGAGGGTTATGGCGCGCTCGATACGCGTTCCGAAAATGGACGCCTGAATGCCGTCCTCGCAAAAGCATTTAACCCGTGGGTTAAGCGCTTTTTTAACGACGGAAACCGCGTCTACAAAGACAGCCGTGCCATCTATGCCCGAATTGCATACGAAACATGGTTCCGCCATGACCCCAGATGGGAGTCGCTCGACGAGGATGTTTTCTTCGCGGAAATTTTGGGTCATGACGACGAAAATACCCAGCTGCACTATAAACAGTTCAAGCTTCACAACTTTTCGCGCACGTGGCACAGGACCGCTGGCAACGAGAACAGGCGGCTCCTGGCCCTGCAACGACTTGATGACGTCATGCCGGATTTTGCCCGAGGTGATGCCGGTATTCGTTTGCATGAGGAAGTGAAAAAGGTCATTGAGGAAACGCCGGACGCGTTGATAAACAGCAACATGCTTCGCAAGATGAAATTCAATCCAAAGCTGGTGGCGCGCTATCTGGAACTTGCCGCATCGGCACTCGGGCAGGTCGTCGGCGAAAACGGCCAATATCAGCTGCAGGATACCAGCCCACCGATGATTTTAAATGTCGAGACCCACGCCGACGAGCTGGACGACGAGGAAGACGAGGACGACGAGTCGCTGGACGACGACGAAATCGACACGGACGAGGACAACATAGAATCACCTGAGCAGGCTAAAGAGAGCAAGCCGGAAAAGCCTCGTTTCGGGACTACGCAACGCCGCGATGATGGCACGTGGAAGGTTGTTTATGAGTTTTGCGGCAAGGAATATAGCTGGGTTGGACCGGCGGACAATATCCGCGATGCCATGCTGAAAGCGTGGGAGGCTTGTCATGGCTAAAAGTGTTAACGTGACAGAAATCGCTGTGGAGTGTGCTGATTTTAGGGCTTTAGCCCTAAGTGCAGACGAATCAACTTTGTACATGCATATAGAAGACGGCCCGCTTGGCAAGCACTGGTATTGGTGGAAGCGCGGAAAGCCAGGCACTATGCGCGCTGAATTTGTCAGGCTGTCGAATAAATATCCACAAGTGGTGAATGGTAAATTTCAGATTAAGGCAGATGATTAAACCTATTGGGACCACGGTCCCAATCTTTGCATCAGTATCTTGAATTCCCCCAAAATATAGAAGGCAATAATGCTGCTATCGACGGGTGTTATTGCGCGATCGATAACTAGAATCGCGTCCTTTTTTATTCCTACACGCATTGAGGCTGTACTAGCCTTAAAAAGATAAACCGGCGCGCCACGCATATTACACAACGAGTCTAACGATAATGTTTTTTCGACGTACTCCGTCGCTGATGATGAAAATCCCATAAGATTTACCTCGCTAATACTGTTTATTTATACAGTAAATAAGCCGAAGGGAAATAATGAAAATGCAATTATCAGTTATGGGCGTTATCAATCTGAAACTAGGGGAAAATTATTTCCAGCGCATACCAATCGCGGGCGTTTATTTAATTTTACCTCCGTTAGCCATTATCCTAGATGCTAATCATTTCAACCCTGTAAACGTGATCCAGATGTTTTGTTATCTCTAAACACTACCAAACGATCTGGATCATCATTTCAACACCATTCTGCCCCTTGTCAGCTTGCCTCGAGGCGTTTAAGCGCCGCATGGTCGGACGTACTCAGGCTGCCAATATGGTCGGCCAGATACATTCCTGCCAGCGTAGAACGGGTCAGGTTGGCAGGCATGGTTGCCAGTTGTTTCATTTCCGACGTATTCAGCACGCGACATACCCAGCCGAACGGGACCGGCGTATTCGCGACCGCCTGCTTCACCGCAGCCATGTCTGCATTTTCACTGGCGGTGGTTTGGTCGGCATGGAGTGATCCAGATGTTTTATTATCTCTAAACACTACCAAACGATCTGGATCATCATCTCCTGGCATTTCTTCCGCGTCGTGCTTCATGCTGTAAAACGATTTCTTGGCCTGTACGCGGCGACTGTGCAGCTCCTGCATGAATGCGAAGGTATCGGCTTTAACCGTCATAACACGCGCACCACGCGCGCCAAGGCGGGAATTCTCCACTTCCCAACCCAAAGCCCCGCAAATGTCCTTAAATACGACGTCAGGGCGCTTGTTAGCGCCGTTGCGGCCGAGATAACCTCCGAAACGCAGGGTGGTATTAAAGGAACGCACGCTGACCATATCGACCACAGCTTGCAGGGCTGCTTTTTGCGCCTCTCGGGTCGCGTAGCCCTCGCCGGTTTCGATATCAATGCCGCAGGTCTTAAAGTACAGGCGCAGCGCGTTGCGGTGATACAGCGCGTTAATACGGTTCGGGATTTCGACCAGACGGACCCATCGCACTTTCGGGCTGCTCACCGCAGGTTGTAGGCGGCTGAATTTTTCGTCAGCTTCTTCTCGGGTATGCGCCAGCACGTTCACAAACTGCATGCGCCCGGCGCGGCGGAAACTGTAGCTGAAACTTTTTAGCTTCTGGTTGAGGTCGATAGCCGCCGCCGTTTCCTCATCCATGCGCATCAGCTCGAGCAGGCTTAATTTCTTTCGGCCCTGTTCAAGCATGAATTCCAGAGATTCCGGCGTCACCGGTAGCATCAGCTCGTTTTCGATTTCGTAACGGGCCAGCTGGGCCTGCTGGATAACGTCCAGATATTCGCACTCGAGCAAAGCATTGCGTTCTTCTTCGCTTGGCGTCTCGGCTTCCATGTGAATCAGTACGGTCTGGTTCCAGACGCGCTCGCGGGCATCGCGGCGCATGGCCTTTCCGGCCTCGCTAGCGGCATTGTTCTCGGCCAGTCGCTCAACGTCGTAGCCGTCAGCTTCGAGGATTAGCAGCAGGTTATTGCGAAAATCATTCCGCGATTCGGCTTCCTGCGCTGCAAGATGGATCTGCATGTCGGCAAAGTCGGAATCATCCAGCCCAAAGGTTACGCGTCCGGTTTCTTTGTCGAACATCACGTCGGACACGTTGCCGAGCACGTTATCAGTGTAAAGGGTGGCATCGGCATATGCGCCCCGCCTTTCGTCGACGCTGGTTTCCTTGCGGCCGTTTTGCTGCTCGACGCCGAGCAGGAACGTATGCGCATTGCGGTCACGGCGTAACATCTGGATCGCATCGGATGGAACAATCTGGCCGCAGAACATGCCGAAATGGCGCGTGAAGTGTTGCACCTCAAGCGACACGCCGGACGAAATGGCAGGGCTATAAATCAGGGCGTCATATTTGACTGCCTCGGCGTTCGGCTTGTCCGTGAACGCTTCCACGTCCGGCAGCTGCTTGGTGTCTTGGCTGACGTACAGAAATTTCTTGTCAGGAAACTCGGTGCAAAGCTGGTCATACATACCGCTGCCAAAGGCTTTAGAGTCGGTCGCCAGCAAGATTTTTTCGCCCTGCTTAACGGCGCGCACGGCTTCGACAAACAGGCGGTCGCGATCGGTATGCACGGCACGGCGGCGGCGTGGTTCGGTTTCGCCGTGCGGGGTAAACATCACATCGGTGGTGAGATCGATAACATGAATTTTCGACCAGCCAGGAATACCTAGTGATTCACGGCGTTTCATGACCAGTTCAAGAAAAGTAACCAGCGTATCGTTGGCATCGGCATCGGCCATCAGGGCGGTTCCGTCAGTGCGTGCGAACGCGTCCACCAGATGATTAAACACGGCCACCTGTCGTTCCATCGCCTTGCCGACCAGAATAGCGCGAAGGCATTGCGTAGCCTCATCTAGACCGACGAAGTCGTGATTGTGTACCAGCGGCTGCCACTTGTCTTTGATAATCGAGTTAATGCAGATAGTCAGCTTGTTGATAGCTTCCGGCGGAATACCGTTCAGGTCATCGCGGTAATAGAAAATACCGGCATCTGTCGCGGTGTTGTCGTCGCCCAGCTGCATTACGTCGTGCATTGAACTCATGAGGGCCACGCGGTTCGCCATGACGAAAGCGCGGAACGCTGCCTGCATTAGAGGGCGCAGCATTTCCTTTGTCTTGCCGCTGCCCATTGGCGCGCGCAGGATAACGGGACCAGTTAGGGAACGCTTTTGCACCATTGCCAGAATTTTCTTTGTGATCTTGGTGTCAGGCAGGCGGGTATAGGTCACGTGCGCTGCGCGCTTGCTCGGATCAGTGATGCTGCTGGTGAACGACCTCGGGGACTGCGCCTTTTGTTTCTTGGTCCGATATTTCCAATCAAGGCGACTTTGTACCTTCTCAATGATTTGTTCTGGCGCTTTCAAATCGCGCAGTTCTTCGTTCAGCAAGGTTTTCAAGTGATCGAAGGAAATGATGGCCGGGCAGCTCAACATGCCGGTATCCACACATTCAAAGGCTGCCTTTTCAAATGATGCTGTCTGACGAGAATCGGCAAAGCCAAGATTCATCAAAGCAGCATCAAACAGATTAGTAGGTAGAGTCAGCCGGTTGCTTTTGCTTTTCAACTGGTCAGCTGTTGCCTTTTGACCTTGCAATACAAATACATCATTGAAGTCGGTACCCTTTTCGCTGTCGAATGTCGGATAAACGCATCGGACATTGTCATCGCGAAACAGCTTGAGGATCTCGACACCGGTACGCATGCCGGTGTTGCCGTGTCCAATTTCCTTACGGTCGTTATCCAGAAGACAGACGATTTCAAAACTGCTTTCCAGTTCAATCAACTGGCTAACGATGTTTTTGATATTGTTGGCAGAACCGGCCATAAATACAGCGTCAAACTTTCCGAAATCTGCAAGATAGGCAGACGCTGCTGAGGCGAAACCCTCTGCAACGCCTACTCGCTTGGCATTAACCAGCGAGCCAATCATATGAGCAGCCCCGGAATAACTTACTCCCTCTACCGCTTCTGTATATTTTTTACTGCCATCCGCAAAAATTCTCTGCCAGCCTGCGACTTTACCGGCCAGTGGTCCGTTAATGTGCGACATCGGGATAGCCATAAACTCGGTCTTTTCAGAATTGGGACCACGGTCCCACAGCGTGACTCGGCGCACATTGCAGTGCGGGAACACGTCGGCGATCTGCTTATCGACGGCATACGGGAAAGACCCATTTTCGAGTGGCGCGGTGCTGAATGCTTCTTCGGTTCTTTGATAGTTGGCAAGGCGACGTGCGTTATCACGGCGCTTTTTATCTTCCGCCTGCGTCAGCAGGGCTTCGCGGTGGGCTTTATCAGCTTCGCGTTTTTCCTGTTGCTTTTGACGGCGTGTTTCCTCGTCCACAGAATTTGGGACCATGGTCCCAATTCGAGCACGTTCTTCTTTGTACAACTCCCATAGGAAGCTGTGGCCGCTCCAGATACCGCCATCATGACCTTTGCGTACAAAGTTAATGAACGGTGCGATAAGCCCGTCTTTTTCTTCCAGACGCGAGAAGAAATCAACCTTACTTTTATCGGACACGTTGAGGGGCTGGGGTTTGGAACGGGAATATTTCGAGAACCGGCTTTCAGGTCCGCCAGTGTTATGCAGGATTACTTGCGAGGATGTCGCGGACCAGTCAATACCGGCTAAAGCCGCCGCCGTCCGTAAATCATGCTCACCCGCGCGCATGAGCGCGTACGGGTCAGATCCAAACTCTGATTGATAGAATTCTATTAAATTCATTTTATAGCCATATTGGGTGCGCAAAAACTTGCACACAACGTCACGACTTGGCTACAATGAACATGGTTTGTAGTTCAGTAGTAGCAAGTCAAAACTTGGAATTGAAAGAAAAACCCGGACGGCAACCCGGGTTTTTTTTCGCCCAGAATCCGTGTTTCGCTTAAAAATCCGCCATTTATAGGTAATCGATAAGTACGTCGTCACCATCGGCAACATGATAACGATGTACAATCAACAATACAAACTTGGATAGTTAATTAGTCATACTTTTTGAATGTTCCACGCACTGACCACGGCAACTAAGGGGTGCATGAATAAAATCTCGTCCTCGTGGAAAGTCATTCTCTCCAGCGGTTCAGCCGCCGAATTGAACACAATTCCTTCCTCACGGGTATTAACCATCGATAATACCTGAATAAAATTATCATCACTTCTGAGTTTTACCAAATATAGCTCGCCGGGCATCCGTCGGCCATCTTTCTCGAAGATAACAACATCCCCGTAAGGGTATGCGACTGATTGAAGATTATCCACAATTCTCAGACCATATAAGGACCTAGCGCCCGAGGTCGGGATATCGACGAATTGATGGAATTTTTCCGGGTCATAGCCGTGATTTAAATAATCTGCCGCCGGGCCAGTCAGCGTTGTTCCAACAATCGGGATACCGTTCTCCATTGCAGCATCCACCCCTGTTAAAACCCACTCGACCGGCTTCCCATACAATTCAGCAAGTTTAATAGCAAAGTCCAGCGATGGCATAGCATCAGAACGCTCAAGGTGACTTAGCGCACTGTGAGAAACACCCAGTGCTTCAGCCACACCACGAAGCGACCACGCGCTGGCGTTATTCGAATTTTTTAATTTCAGCTCTTCACGGCGAGCTTGTAGCCACTGTCCTCTTTTCATAGCGCAAATGATAACTCCGTTCGGTTAAGCCAGCTATACATTATGTACATTCAGTGAGGAATAATTGATCCAAATGTACAATGCACTTTACAAAGATGTATTGTGTATTTACCATTGGCCGCATGAAAACCTCTGATGTGATTTTATACTACGGAACAAAAGCCGGGGCTGCGAAAGCTTTGAATTGCACCCGCAGCGCGATAGGCCAATGGGGCGATTTTGTCCCCATAACTCGTCAGTTTGAGATTGAGGTAAAGACAGGTGGCAAACTTTTATCAGACTACACGCTGAAAAAATGTCTGCATTTAAACGACAAGGATAAGCAGGAGAAGGGTTAATGCAGGGGGAATACGTCCGGCAGCAGTTACGTGCGGCCCTTTTTGATATGCCGTCAGGCCAAAAAAATCAAATTGTTATTATGGCCGAATCAGCCACCGGTGACAGGCATCTTGAGAAGCCTTCCCGGACCGTCGAGACGGACGATGCTGCAGTAGTTATTGATGCGGAAAAAGTGCGTTACCGGCAAGGGAAAAAGTATACCCAAAATAAGGTATTAATTTCAGAAGAGACCTTCCGAACAGGAGTCTGGCGTCAGTTAGTAAATAAGATGACCGGCGCACACCTTTCATGGGTGAAATATTGCTATGCCGAAAATCTAGAATTTGATCACCAAATGATCATTTGTAAAGAGGTGTGGGAACGATTTCAAGAGAAGGCGAAAGATAGTAGCCATAAGAAAATGGCAAAAAAGACATATGAAATCGTTAACCGCATGGTGTGGCTTGCCGCTCAGATTGCTGTGAGCAAAATTCGAGGCGTGCCACTTGAATATAAAGCTGCTGATTTATGTCGCTTAATCAGAATTTCACCAGATAACTGGTTACACAACTACGCCCCACGCTGGGCGATGCTTTTGAGCGTATGTGAAGACCTAGACAATGAGGTAATTGGCTATGTGGCTAGACAGCACAAAACGGAATCCGACATCCGGCGACGTGCCCGCGTGCTTATGTAAGGTTGTCATGGGGTTTATCCCAGAGGCTCCTCGCATTGGGTTCACTCGGGCGACCCAGGAGTTTGTAATGTACTGCCCCGCCTGTTTGATTCGTACCTATCCATCAACCAATAAGCATAGCGTGGTTGCTGAATGGTGCGGGATGAACCGGCGTGGTGATGAGCACATCGAGACACTCTGGCGTGAAAAGTACGAGTTGCAACAAGGCAATCTTCAAGCAGCTAACTAGCTTTGATTCTTGGGACCATGGTCCCAATCAATAATGGGTTATATAAATGGAAAATGAAAACTACGCACGCGTAGGGCGTCATGCTGCGCCTTTATTTGATTATAATTATACAAACGAATATTTGAATAAATTAAAAGGCGTAGATTATATACCGTGCCGAAAACGTGACGATTATAAGAAAATAGAAAAGCGCGTGCCTCATAGAAATTATATAACCCCACTCATGAAGACTATCAGTAACTCTCGACCTATAGGTAATCAAGTTAAATAATGAAAATATTCCGTAGTGTTTTCCCATATGCAACAGCAGACAAAATCCCTGAAAATATTTCAGAGTGTCTTTTAGGTCACTCTCACTCTAATTTAAGAGAGGGGTTAAAGAGCAGTTCTGGTTTTGTGTTATTAACAGAAAATGAACATTTCATACGAGTCGATCACCGATGGTTATTTAAGTATGTGTCAGAAAGCCGAAAAGCTAATGTCCATTCTGTGAATGCACTTTATCAGGAACGGTTACAAAAAACGTCAGAGTCAGGGCGAGAAATCACTGGCGAGGTGGCAGAGGAAATACGTGAACAAGCAACACGCGAAATGCTTAAGTATTCACCAATAACAGTTTCAGAGGTGTTTATTCTGTTTGATGAAAAAGCAGGGAAAATTTGGTGCTCTGGCAACACGCCAGCGAAATGTGAGAAAGCGCTGACTCGTCTTCGCCGTGCGATAGGCACTCTGAAAACGGCCCCGCTGATATTCGATAACGCTGGAAAAATATTAGCGCGGTATCTGTCTCGCGACCTACATTCGCCACTTTCAGTTTATCAGCTGCCGGAATGCCTTCAAGTTCCTGAGCATGGGAAGGCCGTAGCTATCGGTAATGATGGAGAAAAGGTTTTGTTTGATGGGATTTCGCTCAGGGAAAACGCTGTGCGTGAAATGTTAAGCAGCATGGAAGTAACAGCTCTGGAAATGTTCCTGGCAAATCACTGCCTCGATCGCACAGTTGAAGAGATCGCGCACTTTGAATTGCAGTCCACCAGCTCAGGCCGTGTGAATCTGAAGGGATTAAGCTACGAGGGATCAGCAGCAGACCAAGAGGGTGATGCTTCACATCACTATGCCACTGAAATTATTATAATTTCCCGTATATTTAACCAAGTATTTAGCGGTTTAAGAGGTTTGTTTGTTTAATTTGCAAACACCCCTTCGAACATGAGCTTAAAAACGGAAACATTTTATGCATTGAATTAGCAGGTTCAATAATATAGCGGGGATATATTCCCCGTTATTCATTTCTCACATTTTCTTTACATTGTCATTTACTGTTTTTAGGTAATACTCCTGTAAACGAGCGCAAGGGCTACGATTCTTGAAATAGATTCATTCTGGATGAATATGTAATATTCGAACACCTCAAAGAGCTATTTAAGAAAATTCGCAGGAATTATTCGCTATATAGCTTACGCATAAAAAATATTGCGGATTAGGTAGACGAAGTTGCAATCTTGGGATAATGTACGCTGCATAAGAAATTTCCTATTCCTTATTTTTTAAGCACTTTACCCCTGCGCGAGAATAAGTGCTATCCCGCCTTTGGAGGCGGAGAAAAATCAGACAGCATAGCTAATAACGGATTGCAACAATGACTACTGAAACAACCCCTCCTCACCAATTTGAAAGACTTGCAGAACTCTTGACCCGTATGCATTCGTCGATGACGTTAATGCAAATTTCGATAGATGCTGTTGACGCTCACCTATCAATCTCTAACGAGCTTAGCAAGCAGCTTGAAATGATTATGGAGCAATGCGTTGAATGCGAGCAGATAGCCTGCGAGGTTTTGAAGTAGGGGATCTGTTGGGACCGTGGTCCCAACGTTTCACGCTATTTGTACGATATGCAGATATTGATAGATGCCCCGCACGCCTTCGCGTATCGCTCCAGCGTTTTAATACTGGCGGAACGTGGGGCGTTTTCTAACCTTACTAATGCACTGGGCGTAATTCCCAGGAGCGTCGCCAGCTCAGATTTATTCAGCTTTGCATGTTCCCTCATTTCATACAGGGCCTCAATCAGCCTTGATTCAGAATCTGCGGTTTCGTACGCTTCCATTGCTTCTTCTGAATTCAGCATCATTTCCCGTAGTTGGTCTATAGACACTGGTACCATCAGAAATCCTCCACTCGTAGCATTGCCATCTTGCGTGCCTTCGCAGGCGTTGGCTTACTGCTTTTTGAGAACACCTGCAAAAGATAGATATTATCCCCCTGCACGCAGCCAAAAACAGACCACGCATTATTTTTCCCGACCTGTAACTCGAACACGTTCCAACCAACTGGCAGGTAGTGCGGCATCTTTAAAGGCCCTTCACATTCCAGCCGTTCAATCAGGCGAAACATATATCCGCGCAGCCCATCGGGAAGCTCTGTTAGTTCATTTGCCGCCAGCGTGTGCGTTTGCACTTTATACATGATTTTCTCCGTTACATAAGCGGTCACTATATCGCGCCATCCTACCCCGCATCAATCCATATCTTTAACTCATAAGTTAATTATAAATAAAAAAATCCAGAAAATTAACTTATAAGTTAAAAAAAGCTTTTTTTATTTTATCTGCGGAGTTATATTTGTTCTCGAAACGGAACGCACTCCGTTTCATGACAGATAAATCACAGGAGAAACATATGGTTAAGAGTTTTAGTTTTATGTTGCGCGGCGCATCGGTCAGCGTAGAAATTACCGGCACAGAAGTGATGGTGAAATTTGCCGGCCGCAAACAACTAATTTCCGCCTGTAGCGTCTCGGTACGCGAAAGCATCCGGACTGAGGCGCGGAAAGCCGGGATGCAGTCAGTGCTTGAAAAGGCAATGACGCCAAAAAAGCCAAGAAATAGAAGGATGGAACTCTCACTGCAGGGCTAAAAAAGATTGGGGCCTAAAGGCCCCAACGATAGATCACGCGGGACGCACCCCGCGCTATCCAATCGACAGGAGAACACCGCATGACGACCCAAAATATCGAAAGATATTCGGTTGTGGCTAAACGCAACCTTGAACGCGGCATGAAGCTTTTTAACGCCGGTTTTACGACTAAGCAGCAACAGAAAGACACCCTTACCTACATCAACCGAGCCTATGAGGCTTACAGAAGCTGTATCACTGACTTGCTTTGGGAGATACCACACGAAGAGCAGACAGAGGCTCAAAGTCGAATTTATTGGTCTATACCCCGCGCCGCTTACTTGCTCAAACTAAAGCACGTCGATGCCATTCTTGCCATTTTCCCTGCTGCATCCCCTTACCTTGAGGAAATGCTAAAGCTGGCCGAACTCAGAAGGGTTGTGAAAATCCAGGAAGTTGTGAAGCCAGATAAAGAAGGTGCCGAGATGCAAGCTAAGGCCGCCCATGTGCATGTAACTATCCTTGAACGTATGCAGAGACTTGGCCGCCAGTATGAAAAGGCGCTTACGCTGCCTGACCTTTTCGGCGGACTGAATGTGCACGCTAACGTTCACGTGGTCACCAACCAGCATGGCACGCGTTATCTGCGCGCTTTTTATTATCTGGACGGAAAGTTAACTCCGCTGCCGTTGATCATTGCCGCGCATGAGGCCCACGCGAGAAAGAAAAAAGACAAATAAAAACCTTGGGACCATGGTCCCAATTTCTAACAAAACTTAGATTATGGGACCATGGTCCCAATTTTAACGAGAGCAACAGCATGGCAAAAAGAAAACCTCACACGGCGCGCATCAAAGCATGGACAACCTATGGAACCTTTGAGGTCAACGGTTCTTCTGAGTTTGGTATCCAGCAAATTTTTCAGACGTTGCCAAAAAAGACCCGTGAACAATTACTAATAGATCTCGCTGATTTGCATGAAAAAGTAACCCAGTGGGAAGAAGAAAAACTGGCCGTTACCAAGGTACAGTCGGTGGCGGCATGAGAATAATTCACCTTATGCCTGTTTTAACCATGGATGGCCTTTTTTGCATCCAGACCCCTGCCAGTATGATTTTTGGATTAATGGTAATGATGTGTTATGCAATTTTTATAATCATGGAAACCGAGCGAAAGTGGAATGTACAGCAGCAAGATATTTGCAATATAGTCAATAATAAAAAAAGACTATTGACAAAAAATCAATAAAAAGTGTACCATTTCTGCAAGCTGGGTGATTTACACCCCAAACCACAAAAAGCCGCCGAAAGGCGGTTTTTTTATGCCTGCAATACGCCCGCCGGGCGATGTCCAATAACAAGCTCGGACACCGGCGCGCCGTGATGGCCTAAAACGCAACCGCGTTCCGAGCCATCACGATCCCCTTATAATTTATGAACACCACCAACCAAATTGGCGCGGCGAAGCTCGTACACGCCGATTCATTAGCATTCATCAAAACCTTACCTGACAACTCAATCGACCTTATTGCAACCGACCCGCCTTACTTTCGCGTGAAGGAAAATAGCTGGGACCGCCAGTGGAAAAACGACGAAGCCTATCTGGATTGGTTAGATGAAATGGTCTCAGAGTTCTGGCGCGTTCTAAAGCCCACAGGTTCGCTCTATATGTTCTGTGGACACAAGCTGGCCGCTGATACTGAGATTTTAATCCGTAACCGTCTCAACGTCTTAAATCATATCATCTGGGCGAAACCGTCTGGTGCATGGGGCAGGCAGAGAAAAGAAGGGTTACGACAATACTTCCCAGCCACCGAGCGGATCATCTTTGCCGAACACTACGGTGCAGAAAGCACTGCTGCCGGTCAGTCAGGCTACGCTGCGAAGTGTGAAGAGTTGCGGAAACAGACATTCAAACCGCTGATTGATTATTTCATGAACGCCCGTTCCTCGCTGGGCGTATCGGCGAAAGATATCAACACGGCCACCGGCACGCATATGTGCTCACACTGGTTCAGTGAGTCACAGTGGCAGCTTCCCAAGCGTGACCAGTACGAAACGTTGCAAGCTCTCTTTTCAAAGATAGAGCAGGAAAAGAATAAGGCTTCGCCGCTTACCGAACCACACGACCACTTGCAGACGGAATACGACAGTCTCAAGCGCAACTACGAAGGATTGCACCTTGAGTATGAAGATCTCCGCAAGCAATACGAAGAGTTACGCCGCCCGTTTAGCGTCAGCAAGTTTGTGCCGTTTACGGATGTATGGGTATTCAAGCCGGTTCAGTATTACGCCGGGAAACATCCCTGCGAAAAACCGGCAGAAATGATGGAGCACATCATTTCTGCCAGCACTCGCCCAGGCGAATTGGTCGCCGATTTCTTTATGGGTTCTGGATCAACGTTAAAAGCGGCTTTAAAGCTGGGCCGCCGCGTCATTGGCATCGAGTTAGAAGCCGATACGTACAACCAGACGGTAGAAAAATTGGAAGAATTTCATGCGGCATTAGCCGAGTGATGAATTGGGACCACGGTCCCAATTATTAAGTAAAGTTAGATATTGGGACCGTGGTCCCAATTTTACGGGTGATAAGCACATCTGGATGTGCGCTCGGCTGTTAACCGAAAGGTAGCGGGTTCGAATCCCGCATCATCCGCCAATTCACATAAACGAAAGGGCGTTAGATAGCCCCTTTTCGCTTATGTGAAAAAGAACTCCCTGCCTTCGAGGCGATCTGTCTCGATGCCACCCCCACCCAATAGGGGCGCATGCCCCTCCTACCCCTTTGCGAACTCCCGTGAAGTGGAGAGATGAACATGGACAACATTACAAAGACTTGTATCGGCTTACAGTGTGGCGCTGGAATCTTAAACCAGCTCACCCCCGACCAGTGGACGGCACTCGGCGTCATTGGAACCCTATGCTTTTCAGGGGCGACCTTTATCGCTTCCGTAGCATTTAAAATTTGGGACCGTAAGCACAATTTCATTCGGCGTGAGGAAGAGGATTAAGCCTATGCGGTTTAAATTCCCACCGGCGCTGCTTCGTAAAATTCTCACAACTGCAACCAGCGGTGCGGGTGCGGCTGGCATTGTTATTGTCCTGCTGTCTGGCCCCACTGGCGTTGAAGGGCGACGATATACGGCCTATCAAGATCCCGGCGGTGTATGGACCGTCTGTGATGGCATCACCGGTCCTGACGTTATCAGGGGTAAGCGTTACACCGATAGCGAATGTGATGCGCTGCTTAACAAACACTTGGCCCCGGTAAAACGTGTTGTTGATCGTGCTGTAAAAGTTCCGATTGACGATTACACGCGTGCTTCTCTGTATTCGTTTGCTTACAACGTCGGCCCCGGCGCATTTGAGCGTTCTTCGCTACTGAGACACCTTAACGAAGGTAACACCATTGAGGCATGTAACGACCTGAGAAAATGGGTTTACGTGAACAAGCAGCGTAATCGCGGGCTGATCAACCGGCGCGAGATAGACCGGCAGGTTTGCATGATGGGAGTAGAGCGATGATCTATTTGTACCTCCTTGTAGCCTTAACCAACCATTTACTCGGCCATGAGAAGTGGGCCATTTTCTGGGCAGGCTTGGCTGTGGGGTGCTTATTTTCATGATCAATAAAATCGCTGTGGTGCTTACTGCGCTAATTCTGCTGATGTTTTGCCTGATGATGTGGGTAGCCTTTCACTATTATGGGAAGACTGTAGCTGAGGCTGATGCAATATCACTTGCTGTAAAGCAAAAGAACGAAGCCGAATTCATCACGCAATCACAGGCGTTGAGCGTCGGCGTATTTAATCAGATTGCCGGAGCCACATTGGATGCGCAAAAAACAAATGCGACGGCCAGTCAGGACCGTCAGGTCATCATTAAAACGGTCCTGCAAGCTCAATCCTGTGCTGTGGCCCCTATCCCTGATGCTGCTACTGAGCAGTTGCTCAACCACTACAACGCAGTACGTCAAGACACCCGTGACGCCGATTCCCGCAAGTCTTCTTCAGCCGTGCCAGCCGTCGCCGCCACCAAATGACCCGTTAACTTACGGTGCAAGCGTTCTTTGGAACGAGCTGCTGCTCACAGACTTGCAGAGCTGCAACAGCCAGATTGATGGCATCAAGAAAATTGAGACAGCAAGAGATTCTAATTCTCCGAGAAATTCTTATTGATATATTCAGACAAAGTCATCACTCATCTCGCTGTAATTTTTGGGTTTACGATTAGATAAGAAATGCCATGCTCATCACTCATTTCTACTGCATCGAAACCTAAATGAGCGGCAACACGGCCCCGCAAGCGCTGCAACTCCCAACTGAATGCACCTTGATGGTCTGCAAAAGAGCGCGGTGATAGTACATCGTTGAACTCATCTGTTTCTTCATCATCAGCTATTGCATATGCCAATGCTTCGAGGACATCAGATTCTGCTTCAATTTCAGTATAAAGGAATGCAATAACTTCATCGATGCGAGCGTTCAAATCAGAACTTTCAGCGATGTTCGAAACTTCATAGCAGTGAATTGAGTTCTCTAAGCCGCCATGAGAATCAGCAATTTCACGGTCAGCTGAAGCAAACAAGCCATCAAATAAGTTATCGCCAGACATTGCATTAGCGCCAATTTTGATTACCGGCGCGATGCTGCTGTAAGAGCCGTGGAATAATTTCATTTTGATGTTCTCGTTTGCGTTTTGATGAACTCAGTGCAATCAAAAAATGATTACACCGCCAGAGGATTAGTTCCACCGCTGCCCGCACCCTGACTTCCTGCCAGGCTGTGTTGTGGCGCGCTAAATAATTTCCGCGCCCAGTTCCCGCATTTTCGCCACTATGGAATCTATCTGTTTTGGCTCGAGCACAAGCTGTGCAGCGATGTAGAAAAGCATTTGTGCACTCATGGACCTTGGCGTTTTCCCGCCAGTGTATTTTCGCCATTGTTCGCCGCCAGCCAGCCCCGCAAGGTCAGCCATTTGGTTGCCGGTCATGCCTAACCGGTCCTTGAGTTGCATCAGATCTTCTGGTGTAGGCGCTGAATATTCATTGATGATCCGCATTGTTTCCCCATTGAAAAAAGGCCCCTTGCGGGGCCTCGTTTTAAACCAGTTTGATAATTAGTGCTGTGACCGTTGCCACTGCGCCAATCATGCCGGTCGCGATTGCCACCGGATACCAGAAAGTTTCGCGGTTGAACTTGTTAGCTTCTGCATTCAGCTTCTGAGTTTCAGCCATTAGCTTAGCGATTTCGGCGTGGATTTTTTCAGACTGTGCATTATCCATATTCATAGTTTCGTCGCTCATTTTTACTCCCTTAGGGGTTAACGGGTCGCGCCCTATGCGCTGCCCTATGTCCAAAATAATAGACCCTTTGGGTCTGTTCGTCAACAACTATCTACCGGCTTATCGCCGGTTTTTTTTGGAGTTTTTTCTGTGAAAAAGATCGCCATCATTGGTGCCGCTGTTGTTGCTCTTATTCTTGTCATTTCGTTAGTTAGTTGCCACGACGACACGCCAAGCCAAACCGCCGTAATTCAGGCGCAAGAGCAGGCCCTGACGCAGCAGCGTCAGATTATTAACCAACTCCAACAAGGGGCCGCACCGGCAAGTTCGCCTTCCGTGGTCGCACCGGCACCAGTCATCGTCCAGCAGCCCGCTGTCGTGAATAACGGTGATAACGGGCTTGTAACCGGCATGGTTCTCGGCCATTTGTTATCCGGTGGTGCAGGCTATTCCGGCTCACATACGACTGTAGTTAATCACTATAGCACCACCCATACCGCAGTAAACGCCACACGACCGGTGAGCCGTAGCAGCTTTTTTTCCTCCCGTTCATCTCGTAGTTATTCCTCGCCGGTAAGTCGTTCAAGCAGTTATGCCCGCAGCTCATACAGCAGCGGTGCGCGTTCGTCGTTCTCATCCAGCCGAAGTTTTGGCCGTCGTTAAATTTAACGAGGTAATGCCATGTTTACATCCCTTCAAAGAAAACGCCGCCCGCAATTTTTGAATCAACGCAGATCGGTAACGACCACAACCAGCCAAACTGTCGAATATAACGATGGCGGCTTGGCGGAAGTGATTATTGAGGCTGTTATTGAAAGCAACGATTACGGGGGCAGCTGTGACGACTACAGCAGTAACAGCAGCTGTGACACCGATTCAGGCAGCTGGTAATGCCATCACCGAGCCAGTCTTAAGGCTGGCTCGCTAATGCCATTACAGGAGTAAACAATGAGCATTTTTGACTGGCTAAAAGCCGAACTTACTGAAAAGGAGACCGATGTGTCTGATACCGATACTACCGCCGCAGCTGATGCAACCATCGCCGCAACCTCAACCGTATCCACCGATACCGCAGTCGCATCTGGCGTTGTCGATGCTGCTAATTCATCCACCACTTCCGCAGCAGCAACTGATGTTACCGCATCCGATGCTTCTTCTGCCGCTGCTTCTGATGCTGCCACATCCACTACTACCGCTGTTGCTGCTTCTCCTGTTGCCGCATCCTCAGCGACTGCTGTTGCTTCTACCGCGTCCAGTATTGACGCCGATGAAGACGCTGATAATGGCAAAGTGGCTGCACAAGACGCGTTGGTTGATGACATCGACCCGTTCCTGGAAAAACTCAAGGGGCTATTGGAATTCGCAGGCCATGAACTAGGCCACGTCTGGTATGAAGCGGTAGATTTCGCTAAAAAACTGGCCTAATCGCCATTTGATAAAAGCTCGATAAACGGGCTTTTTTTCATTTTCACGGCTTAAAAGAGAATCTGAATGTTTTCCATTAAAATGACGAAAGACGGCAGCACGCTACTAACCGAAGCGGCGATTGTCGCCGTACATTATCCGCAATCTACTGCATTCGAAGATGCTATTTACTACGCTGCCTCTTTAGACGTCATGCCGCCAGATGTGATCACCACATTCCCTGAAACGTATACTGATTCATTATGTGAAGAGGTAGATGTTCCCGGCCTTGTGACTGCGCAATCTCGCGATGGTCATTCTTTCCCGGTTGCCGTGATTGTGACGGATATCGAAGACGAACAAGCCTCGCCGTTGCCGGGCGTAAATTACCAGTTCGTCTATCCGGGCGATTTTGCCATTGTGTTCGACCATTCAGGCAGCGTGCTTGAGGAAGTCTAAGTAACATCATAAAGCGTCCCTCAGGGCGCTTTTTAATGCGACTTATCACTGGGACCATGGTCCCAATCTCTAATAAAACTTAGATTTTGGGACCATGGTCCCAATGGATGAGACATGAACGGAATTAAAGACTTATCCGCGCAGGTCAAATCATTGAAGAAGCAAATTCCCTTTGCGACCGCGCAGGCGCTTACCAGCGTCGCTCGAAAAATACAGGCTGCCGAGAAAATTGCCTTTTCAAAGAAGCTGGAAAATCCGACCCCCTTTACAATTAACGCCGTAGGATCTACAGCGGCGCGTCGCGATAAATTGATGGCTAAAGTGTTCGTGCGAGATATTGCGGCCAGCTATCTTGAGCCGTTCGAGTTCGGCGGAGAGCACAAACTAAATAGCCAGGCATTGTTGAATCCTAAAAACATCAAACTCAACAAATACGGCAACTTGACGCGTAACAAAATGTCGCAGCTCAAAGCACGCCCGGATGTCTTTATCGGCACGATTGATGGTGTGAACGGTGTATGGCAGAGGAAGAAGCCAAAGGGCAAGAAAGGTAAAAGGCGCAAGCGGTCGAAGAATGGCACCCATGCGGCCAGACAGCCCTCCAGCGCCCCCAAGTTGCTTATCCGATTTGGTAATGCGCTGCCCGTTAAGCCCGTTCTAGGCTATATGGCGCGCGCTGAGACTATGGCCGCAAACTTGATGCAGGTTGAGTTAAACCGCGCCATACGCGCCGCGATCGCTTCTGCAAAGTAGAGAAAAAAATGCACGTTGTTTTTCCTCCCATCGAAACCTTCACGCCTGCTGACTTGAGAGAAGGCCGGGCTAGTACTGCCATCACCCGTAATAACGCCTTCCGTGAAGCAGGCAAAGCTATAGAAAAGGCCGGCGGGACATTCAGCTACGCCGAACCTCCAGAGCCGGTCCGTCTGGTCGATGGCCTGCTGATATTTCCGAAGGATTGGCCGCCAGATTAGCCAATTGGGACCGTGGTCCCAATCGAACACCAATTAAACGATTGGGACCACGGTCCCAATTTTCCAGACATGGCCGTCGCCTCTGTTAATCCAGCTTTCACCTGTGTTTATCACGCGGCGGTCTTCTATTCGCGAGAATCCCATGCAAGTTTTACCAAGCCCTGACTATGTGATTGTTTCTGTTAAGGCATTTTCCAAAGATGGCACGCAGTTAATGAAAAATAAGTGCACAGTCTCGATGCTCAAAATTAAAACCGAACCGTTCCCCGTGCTGGCTGAAGCCGCCGCCGCGTGTGCTATTCAATTTGAAGAACGCCTCGTCGACGCTTACTAAGGCTCACCCAGAAATCATTTTTAGCCGTGGCGACCTGCATCAAGATAGTTTTGCTGGCGTGTTGCCACACGCAGGCAAACGTAATCCGTGAATGCTCAGCGAAGGTTTCACACTCGCTCGGTCGTCGCGGCAGTAGTGATTCGCTCAGTGATTGGGACCACGGTCCCAATATTTGCCTCAGCCCCAGATTGACTGCTGGGGCTTTTTTTTATCCATGTGAATGACTGCTGACGGCGTGCCCATAGGGGGTTTAGCGTCGAGAGGACCGAGGCTGCGGCCCGCCGTTTCAGCACTCATTCACATGAACAAATCCACGACTCCGCGCAACGCTTACAAGGATTAGACCGATGCAAAAGCATTATGAATTGAAATACAGCTTCCCATCACTGGCAGATGTGCAGGGCATTGTTAAGAAAATCGCCTCACGTTATGAAGGTTTGCCAGCCAGCCTGTCAGTTGCTTGCTTGATACGCGATGAAGCCCATAAAGAAATTAGTAAATTATTCAATCTATCTGTTGAGATTTTGTGTGATCAAAAACCATTGACGAAAGATTCTGTGAAGGTTGTGCAGGTTGTAAATAAAACCTCAAATGTCAAAGCTGTAAGGTTGAGTGAATTAGATAGTGAAATTAAAAAAACGGAAGATGACATCATCCAGTTATTGAATGAACAAGCGGCCATTATAAGCAAGTGCTTTTTCACACCCAATCAGTTCCAGCCCAGCCCGCTCCGAGGCATCTATTAACCCGCCGGGCATCATGGAACAGTCACCCTCCATCACCTTTTGTGGGTCCCTCCCCGGACCTTTTTAAGACGCGGGCATTGCGCGCCGCGTGTTTTCACTAGCTAAAAATTTTTCGTTTTTTGGGTAACAGGTAACAGGTAACGCGACCAATGAATCAGGCCGATTTTGCAAAACTCCACGGCGTTAGCCGAAAGACGGTGACGACGTGGAAGGCACGCGGCTGGCTGGTTATGGAAGGTGACGAGGTGAACGTCGAGGCGTCAAACGCCAACATCGAGATGCACCGGAAAACTGTTACCCCCGCCGAAAAAAAAAAGAAATCGTCCGTAATCGAGGTAACACTCCGGCTGCGGATCGAGGTAACAGCGGACCAGCCGGTGACAGTGACGACGACAGCGACGACGGCATAACCGCTGCAGCCGCCCGGCTCGTTAAAGAGTACGGCGCGAACCTCACGTTCGACGAAGCGCGAACGGTGAAGGCCAACTTCCACGCGAAGCTGGTACAACTGGAATACGAACAGAAGGCAGGACGCCTTCTCCCCTTTGAAGACATGCTCCGAACCATCGGCGACGAGTATGGACGCATCCGCACCCGCCTGATTGCAATCGCCCCCGAACACGGCCCACGGCTTAGGCTGCTGGCGCTCACCAGTGACGACACGGTATTCACGGCGGCATTGCAGGAAATTATACACGAAGCTATGGAGGAGCTGAGTGCTGATGGGATCACACCACCAGACAGCGGATAAGCCGACAGCATGGCAGAATTTCAAAAGCCTGCTGTTAGCCGTTCGCCGGGCGTTAAAGCCGCCCGAACCGCTTCGCCTCAGTGAGTGGGCGAACAAATACGCGATGCTCTCAAAAGAGACATCCGCACAGACAGGCCGGTTTCGCTCGTTCCGCTATCAGGACGGCATCATGGACGCTTTCACCGACCCACTGGTGGAAACCATCAGCGTCATGAAATCCGCGCGTGTGGGTTACACGAAGATTCTCGATCACGTCATTGGCTATTACATCGCCCACGACCCGTCGCCAATCCTCGCCATCCAGCCCCGCGAAACGGATGCTGAAGACTATAGCAAAACCGAAATCGCCCCCATGCTTCGCGACACGCCGGTCCTTGCTGAAGTGACCGGCGGCGCGAAAGCCAAAGACTCTAACCAGACGATCTTAAAGCGCACGTTTTCGAACGGCGCGAACCTGACGCTGGTTGGCGCAAACAGCCCCGGCGGTTTTCGTCGTATTTCCTGCCGCATCATTCTTTTTGATGAGGTGGACGGCTATCCCGCCAGCGGAGCCGGTAACGAAGGTGACCAGATTGCGCTCGGTAAAAAGCGCTCTGAATCCTTCTGGAACCGCAAGATTGGCATCGGTTCGACGCCCACCGTAAAAGGGATCAGCCGTATTGAAAAGTCGTTCAACGATAGCGACCAGCGGTACTTCTTTGTGCCGTGCCCGCATTGCGGCGAAATGCAGGTGCTGGAGTGGGGCGACCGCACGTCGCCTTACGGCATCAAATGGGACCGCGACGAAGACGGCAACAGCCTCCCGGAAACGGTCTACTACGCCTGCAGACATAACGGTTGTGTTATCCAGCACACCAGCCTGCCGCTGATGTTACAGGGCGGCGAATGGCGCGCCACTAAGCCATTTAAAGGCCACGCCGGTTTCCACATCTGGACCGCTTACAGCCTGTTCCCGAACGCAGCCTGGAAAAAGCTGGTCGAGGAGTGGTTGAGCGTTAAAGACGACCCGGTGATGCGGCAAACCTTCATTAACACCACGCTGGGCCTGCCTTATGAGGATTCCGGCGAAAAAGCCCTGAGCGAGAAAAAGCTGGTCGAGCGCACCGAAGTGTTTGGTGCCGAAGTGCCTGACGGGGTTGCGCTATTAACGGCTGGCATCGATACGCAGGACGGGCGACTGGAAGTGGAGGTGGTTGGCTGGGGCCGCAACGAGGAAAGTTGGTCCATTGCCTACGACGTGATCGAGGGCGATATGGATACGCCGGAACCGTGGGCGCGCCTTGATGCGTATCTCAAACAGGTGTGGCGTCGCGCTGACGGCAGAGGCTTCCCGATTATGGCGGCCTGTATCGACTCAGGCGGGCATCACACGCAGGCGGTTTATACGTTTGCAAAAGAGCGCATCGGTCGCCGCATTTGGGCAATTAAGGGCGAATCAGCCCGCAACGGCAAGCGTTCGCCGGTCTGGCCTAACCAGAAGCCGTCCAAACGCAGCAAGTCGGCTTACCGCCCGATCATTATCGGCGTGAACGCCGCGAAAGATGCTATCCGCAACAGGCTGCATCTGGACCCGCCAGCACCGGGAGAAGCGCAGGCCGGTTACATGCACTACCCGGCTGACCGCGACCTGAACTACTTCAGCCAGCTGCTGGCTGAAAGTTCCATCGTGAAGCGTTCTGGCGGCTACCCGTACCGCGTATGGGAACTGCGACCGGGCCGCGCTAACGAGGCGCTCGACTGCCGCGTGTACAACTACGCCGCGCTTCACGGCCTGATGCATTCCGGCCTGAAATTAAACGTGATCGCCGCCAGCGTGGAAAACAACACCGCGAAACTGATTTCGGCCCCGGCGGTAGTTGAGCCGAAGCCGAGCTTCCAGTTACCCGGCGTCGTTCTGCCGGAGGAAACCAAAGAGCCGCGCAAGCGCCGCCACAAACGACTCCCGTCATAAGGCTAACCCATGCAAACACCCAACAGCGGCATCCTAGCCGGGATGAGCCGTGTTCAACTGCAGGCGATGTTAACGCAGGCGCAAGCCGCGCTAATTGAACTGCAGATGGGCAAAAAAGGCGTCTCATTCAGCTATACGCAGGGCGATGGTACCCGCTCGGTATCTTACCAGCCGACCAGCATTGCTGACGTTTCCGCGCTGATTATGCAAATCCAGCGCGCGCTCGGCATTGGCGGTCGCCGTCGCCGCGTGAGGTTCCGTTACTGATGCAAACGAACGACGTCCGAATCCTTGGCGCTAACGGGCAACCGTTGCCGCCATCCCGGCCTAAATACGGCGCGCTGAGTGGAACCGGGCACGTTCCGTATGACGCCGCAGACACATTCAGCGATTACGGTGCCGACTGGCTGCCAAATCTCTGGTCGCCTGATAACGAAATCAACATCTACCGCGACCGCATTGTGTCGCGCGTGCGCGATATGGTGCGCAACGATGGCTGGGCCAGCGGCACGGTAACGCGCATTCTGGACAACGCCGTCGGTGCGGTATTCAGGCCGATTTTCAAGCCGGACTATCGCGTGCTCGCGCAGATGACCGGCAACGACCAGTTCAACGCGGAGTGGGCCGAAGAGTATTCCCGCTACATGAACGCGCAGTGGCGAACGTGGGCAGAAGACGAAGGCCGCTGGTGCGACATGGAACGCAAGCAGACGGTCTCGCAGATGCTTCGCCTTGCCATGCGGCACAAGCTGGTCGACGGCGACAGCCTGATACTGATGCACTACGAAATGGAGCGCCTCGGTTACGGCATGGCGTCGTTTGCCACCGCCATGCAGGTTATCGACCCGGACCGGCTGAGCAATCCCCAGCAGGTTTACGACATGCCCAACGTGCGCGGCGGCGTAGAAATTAACGCTTACGGCGCGCCGTGCGCGTACCACATCCGCGAAGCCCACGTCGGCGACTGGTACACCGCTGAAAAAACCATGACGTGGCAGCGCATTCCGCGCGAAACGTCGTGGGGCCGCCCGATTGTGATCCACGATTTCGATCACGACCGTGCTGGCCAGCATCGCGGCATCAGCATTTTTGCGCCCGTCGTGCAGCGTCTGAAAATGCTGATTAAGTACGACCAGACGGAGCTGGAAAGCGCCATCCTGAACGCCATGTTCGGTGCGTTTATCCAGTCGCCCTACGACCCGGCAATGGTCGAGGAAGCGCTGGGCGAAGGTGACAGCCTCGGTGCGTATCAGGAAGACCGCATCGACTTTCACAAAGACCGCCGCATTTCGCTGAACGGCGGCGCGGGTATGTCGATTCTGTTCCCCGGTGAAACGGTGAACACCATCAACGCCGCGCGACCGTACAGCAACTTCTCGGTGTTCCAGGACGCGTTTTTACGCAACATCGCCGCGCAGACCGGCCTTTCCACGCAGCAAATCACGCAGGACTGGTCGAACGTCAACTATTCATCAGCCCGCGCCGCCATGCTGGAAGCGTGGAAGACGCTCACCCGTCGCCGCCATGAATTTGCCATCGGCACCTGCCAGCCCATCGCCACCTGCTTTGTTGAGGAAATTCATTCCCTCGGCGGCGTTCCGCTGCCTGCCGGTGCGCCCGATTTTCTGGAAGCGCGATCGGCCTACAGCCATGCGAAATGGATCGGTCCGGGACGCGGCTGGGTTGACCCGGTGGCAGAGAAAAAAGGCGCGATTCTGGCGCTGGACGCCAGCCTGACGACAATGGAAATGGAAACCACCGAAAACGTGGGCGAAGACCACGAAGTGCTGCTGGAGCAGCGCGCGCTGGAAATCAAACAGATGCGCCGACTTGGCCTGCCGCTTCCCGAATGGGCGGCGCAGGACGAAGACGCCACCAAAACTGTTAAAGACCCGGAGGAAAAATGAACCTGCCGCTCTTAGCCCAGCGCATGTTTAACACCCCGCTGGCGCTTCACCCAGCGAAAGCTGAAGTGGCGATGGCGGCACTGTCTGAGCGTTTCGGCATCACGCGGATCACTGCCTCGGACTGGCTCGGAGACGATGAAAAGGAATCTTTCAGCCGCAAGAGCCGCGACGCCGGTTACGACGTTGTCGGCGGGGTCGCCATTGTGCCGGTTCACGGCACGCTGGTGCAAAAGCTGGGCAGCCTTCGCCCCTACAGCGGCATGACCGGTTACGATGGTATCCGCCGGGCATTCCTGACAGCGCTCACGGATGACGCGGTGAAAGGTATTATGCTGGATATTGATTCACCCGGCGGTGAAGTTGCCGGTTGCTTCGACCTTGTGGACGAAATTTACCGGGCACGCGGCACGAAGCCAATCTGGTCGGTGCTGACCGAAAGCGCTTATTCAGCCGCCTACGCCATTGCCAGCGCTGCAGACCGCATTGTGGTCCCGCGCACCGGCGGCGTTGGCTCTATCGGCGTGATCGTTATGCACTGCGACTGGACACAGAAGGTCAAGGATGACGGATTAGCTGTCACGATCATCAATTTCGGCGACCGCAAAGCGGAGTCCAACCCCTACCGCAAGCTGAGCGAACAGGCCCGCGATGCCATCCAGCACGACGTGGATGCCATGGGCGAGTTGTTCGTTAACACCGTTTCCCGCAATCGCGGGCTTTCATTCAAAACCATTCGCAACACGCAGGCCGCGACGTTTCTCGCTGCTGATGGCGTCGAGCTGGGGCTGGCTGACGCTATCGCCTCGCCGGACGCCGCGTTCCGCGACCTTATTGCACTGACTGGAGACTGATATGTCATTCCCGCAAAAATTTGCACACCTGCTGGGCATTAAGCCGAAAGGCTCAAAGGCTGAAGACGACGACGAAAAGCCGCAGGGCCGTGCCGAAGACGACGACCGCGAAGAAAACGCGGAAGACGACGATGACGACAAGCCGCAGGGCCGAAAAGCCAAAGGCAAGCGCGCCGAAGATGACGATGACAGCGAACGCGCCGAAGACGGCGACGACGATGACGCGGATGCGGAGGAAGACGACGAAAAGCCACAGGGCCGCAAGGCGAAGGGCAAGCGTGCTGATGATGACGAAGACGAAGCCGACGCCAAAGCGCGTGGCCGTGCTATCGAGCGCAAACGCTGTATGCGCATTTTCACCAGTAAAGCCGCAGGCATTCGCCCGGATATGGCTGCATCTCTGGCGTTTACCACCAACCTGAGCGCCAGCGCTGCCATTGCGCAGCTGGAGCAGGCCGCCGCGTTCGGCGCACCGCAGGGCGGGCGTATGTCGCTCGATGAGCGTATGCGGGGCGAACAAAAGCACCGTTTAGGCCAGGACGCCAAACAACCCGAAGCCAGCAGCCCGAATGCGCTGGTCGCCAAAATGACCAAGCTTTATGACCAATCGCAGGGAGCTAAATAATGTCCACCACCGTTAACTCATTAGGCCAGAACCAGTGGGGGCCGGGCGCACGTTCCGACGCCTTCATTCCCGATCAGCTTATCGCCAGCAACAGCCCGCTGCCGGTTACGGATGACATCACCATCGCGTCTGGCCAGACGCTGAAACGCGGCGCAATCCTCGGTCGCCAGTCGCTGAAATCGGTCGCTGCAGTCGCCGCCAGCGGCAACACCGGCAACGGCACGCTCGTCGTTTCCCTCGCTTCTGCAGCTGAGGTTGGCGCGTACTCGCTGACCGCAACCAGCGCGACCGAGTTCACGCTGAAAGACCCGAACGGCAACGAAGTCGCCACCGTAACCGCCGGTACCGCGTACAGCGGCAACCAGCTGGTGCTGACCCTGACCGCAGGCGCGACCGCGTTCGTCGCCGGTGACGTATTCACGATCACCGTTACCGCTGCTGCGGGCACTTACGTGCTGAGTGTGCGCACGGCAACCGACGGCAGCCAGTATCCGAGCGCGGTACTGGTCGATGACGCTGACGCCTCGGCGGGTGCGGTAGTCGCGGGCGGTTACTTCCAAGCGGCGGTAAACGTTAACCGCATCACCTACGACGACAGCTGGACCGTTGACGACCTCAAAGCGGAGCTGCGCGGCAAGGGCATCTTCCTGCGCGACAGCCTGAGCGCCACGCCGGTTTAACCGGCACCCTCCTGTAATTCCCCGATGCGAATTTATGCCCTTAACCGGGCAGGGATTCGCACGTCCAAATTTTGCCCGGTTCGCCGGGTTTAGCGAGACCCTATGTCCGACGTAAACATTGATATTTTCACCACTGCCACGCTTGCTGGCGTCGTACCGAACCTCAAAACCTCACAAAACTGGATGCTGGACCGCTTCTTCCCGAACATCGTGGAAAGCCAGTCTGAAGAAGTGGCGATTGACGTTGACGTTGGTAAACGTCGAATGGCCCCGTTCGTGTCGCCACTGGTACAGGGCAAGCTGGTCGAGTCGCGCCGCATTCAGACCAACACCTTTAAACCGGCTTATATCAAAGACAAACGCGCCCCTGACTTACGTAAGCCTATCCGTCGCCAGATTGGCGAGCGCATCGGTGGCAGCTTCACCGGTGCAGAGCGCGCCATGCTGAACATTCAGTTCGAAATGGCAGATCAGATCGACATTCTGAACCGCCGCATGGAATGGATGGGCTGCTCGGCGCTGACCAGCGGCACCGTCACCATTAAGGGCGACGGCTTCCCGACCACCGTGATTGATTTCGGGCGCGACCCGGAACTGACCATCACGAACACCGGTTCGGATAAATGGCCTACCAGCGTTGCCGCCGGTGCGACCAACACCCAGCCGACCGATGACATTGACGAATGGCAGACGCTGATTCTGAAGAAATCCGGTGCGAAGGTGACGGACATTATCTTCACCAATTCCAGCTGGAAGGCATTCCGTCTCGATACCTCGCTGGAAGGCGCGATCATCTTCCCGGCGATGAACCCGAACGGGAACGTGATTAACCCCGGCCCGCAGATTGAAAACGGCGCTATCTACAAAGGCCGCTGGGGCCAGTATGACCTCTGGTTATACAACGACTGGTACGTGGACCCGGACACCGACGAAGAGGAGCCAATGCTGCCGGACGGTTGCGTGATTATGACCGGCGGCGCGCTGATGGGCACCCGTGCGTTCGGCATGATTATGGACCCGGCGTTCAACTACGGTGCGCTGGCCTATGCGCCGAAAACGTGGCTGGAGCAAGACCCGGCGCAGCAGATTCTGCTGATGCAGTCAGCGCCGATCGTTATCCCGAGCCGGGTTAACGCCTCGCTTTGCGCGACCGTGGTGTAACGGATGACGGCCCGTAAAACCGCAGCGGCTGAAAAGGCCGCTGTAAGCGCTGCTGAGGCGTCCGAAGCCAAAACCCCGGCAACCATAGGCGAAGCGGCAGAAAGCGCCGCTGTGATCGATTCTGTCCCCAATCTGAGCGAATCCGAAGACGACGGCCCCGTTCCCGTTGTTGTCCTGCCCCGAAACACCCTGCGCCATAACGGCAAAACCTACCGCCCGCACGCAAAAGTGCGCGTTCCGGCCGCCGAAGTTCCGCGCCTCGTTAAGCGCGGGATCGTGGTGACGGCCGAACAGGCGTTAGCGGATGCGCTGGCGCAGGAAGGCGTCTCGGTTAGCGTGCAGGACGGCGTAAGCATCGGGCGGGGCTGACGATGATTGACTGGGACCAGCACTTACTGGCCCCGCTGCAGGAGACGTTCGGCGAGCCGGTTAACTACCGGCCTGCCAGTTCGGCGGCCTTCGATATTTCCGGAATTTTTGACCGGGCGTATACGCAGGAAGTCGAACCGCTGGACGACGACGACCCGACGATCAACACCACGCACCCGGTGCTGGGCGTTCGCGACTCGGATTTCGTGAAACCTCCGCTGCAGGGCGACCGCCTGTATATCCCCCGCGTGGCGCAGCTGTTTGTCGTGAAAGACGTGCAGCCCGACAGCCACGGCGGCACGAAACTCATTCTTAACCGCGTGAAGACCTCATGAATCCAGCCACTATCCGCTCGCTTGTGGTGGATGCGCTGACCGTGGCGGCAACGGATGCCGCCGACCGCGTGTATTCCCCACGCGACTGGCCCACAACCAGCCCGGATTATCCCGTGCTGCTGGTCCAGACGCCGTTCGACCATAAGCATTCAATGGGCCGCAATGCCCCGCAGTTTACCAGCGTGACCACGGTACGGATCACCGGTCGCGTGGAAGCGTTCGACACTGAAACCAGTAACGCAGGCGCCATGCTTGCCGAAGCCGCCGCAGAGGAACTACGCGAACAGGTGGGCCGGGCGGTAATCAACAGCTACGAGCTGACCCGCCAGACGCAGCAATACAAGGAAGTGCGCTCAACCATCGACGTTGATTCCAGCGGGGATAGCCATATCGGCCAGCTGCTCTATGAACTCGATATCGAGTATTACCAAGGTCCAGAAGATTTCTACCCGATTGTGGGTACCGCGCTTGAAACCGTAGCACTACGTAACGTCGAACCCGCAGGAACAATCGAGACCGGCGCAGATATTACCCTCCCGCAATAACCGAGAACTCAATCCATGAAATTGAAACCCGCTGACGGGCGCGCCGTGCGTGATCCCGTCAAAGGCCAGCTTTTGCCCGCAGACGGCGCAGAAGTCGAGCTTAACGCGTTCTGGCGTCGCCGTCTGCGCGACTACGACGTTGTGGAAGTGACCGATACCACGGCCAGCAGCATCACCACGGCCAGTACTGCCAGCACAGCGACCGCTGATACCACGACCATCCCCGGAGCAACCTCTTAATGACGATTAGCTTTCCAAACATTCCGAGTAAGCTCCGCGTTCCGCTGTTCTATGCGGATATGGATAACTCGATGGCAAACTCAGCCACCGCGACGCAGTTAACGCTCATCATCGGTCAGCAATTGAGTACCGCATTACAAACCCCCGGTGTGCCATTCTTAGCTTCTTCAGCCTCTACGGTCGGCGGTTTGTGTGGTTATGGTTCGATGGTCCATCAAATGATGACCGCATACATGGCGAACGACACTGCTGCGAAGATTTATATCTTACCGCTTGCTGATGATTCGGCCGCTATAGCAGCAACTGGCAAAATCACGATTACCAGCGTCGCCACTGCCGCCGGTACGTTGTCGCTCTATGTCGCTGGTACCCGCGTACAGATTGCTATCGCAACCACAGACACGCTGACCACCATCGCGACCGCACTGGCCGCTGCGATTAATGCGACCACCTCGTTACCGGTCACCGCTGCCGCGTCTGCCGCAGTCATTACCGTTACTGCAAAAAATAAAGGTGCCCACGGTAACGATATTGATATGCGACTTAATTACCTCGGCACCGCCGGTGAAGAATCCTCACCGACCAGTTTTGCGTGTACGATCACCGCAATGAGCGGCGGTAGTGCGACCCCAGCGCTGGACGATGCACTGGCAAACCTTGGCGATAAGTTATTCGACTTTATTGTTAACCCATACACGGATACGACCTCGCTTACGTCTATGGCGACTTTTCTGTCAGATAAGACGGGCCGCTGGTCCTATTCTGAGCAGCTTTACGGGCATTCACTAGGCGTTCTTTCCGGGAGCTATGGAGAGTTAACAGCCGCCGGGTTGCTGCGAAATAACCAGCATGAAACGCTTATCGGAATCTATGATTCACCGACTGCCCCATGGGTATGGTCGGCGGCCTGTTATGGCGCAGCAGCGGTAAGCCTACGAAGCGACCCCGGTCGCCCGCTGCAAACCCTGACCGTATCCGGGGTCCTCGCGCCGCCATTGGCCTCACGCTTTACCATGACAGAACGCAATAACCTCCTTTACAGCGGAATAGCCACTGTGGCCGTAGCTGATGATGGCACTGTTACGCTCGAGAACATCATCACGACGTATCAGACAAACAGTTATGGGGACGCTGACGATTCATACCTAGAAATCGAGACGATGTTTCTGTTGATGTATATCACCCGCTATCTACGCAGTGCTGTCACCAGCAAGTTTGGACGTATGAAGCTGGTTGCTACAGGGACCAAGTTTGCAGCAGGGGCTGCTATCGTGACGCCAAACACCATCCGCGCTGAAGTCATCGCGCAATACACCACACTGGTTAAGAATGGCTATTGCCAAGATGCCACAAGCTTCGCCTCCGCACTGATTGTTGAGCAAAACAGCTCTAACCCGAATCGGGTTGATGTCCTGTTCCCAGGAACGCTTGTTAATCAACTCCGCATCTTTGCATTACTCAACCAATTCCGCCAGCAAGCCTCCTCGTAGTAAGGACTAAAAAATGGGTGATACTTCTAACCGTATTGCGGGGACGGCTAGCGTTTCCGTAGACGGTGTAACCATCATGATTGTCGGGCAGTTTAAATACCGCCCCGGCACCGTAAAACGTGAAACTCTAACCGGTATGGATGGCGTACACGGTTTTAAAGAAAAGCCGAATCCATGCATGATTTCGGCGCAAGTTCGTGACAGCGGCGGTACGACCGTTGCTGACTTCAACAGCATGACCAACGTTACCGTCACTGCCGAGCTGGCGAACGGGAAAACCATCATTGGCTCGGGTATGTGGACCACTGATGTACAGGAGGTTGACAGTGAAGACGCTGTCTTCGACGTGACGTTTGAAGGCGGATCGGTAACGGAGAGTTAAAAATGTCAGGAATTTTTGATCTAAATTTTGGCCCCGGTGGGGCCATTCCTTTACGTGAGCCGAAATATTTTGAGGTTTCCGATTTCTATAAGGAAAAAGATAAAACTGACCAGCATGAAGCCATGGCTAGCTTAATGGCGAAGATTTCCGGCCAGTCCCGAAAAGAAATTGCACAGCTCCCGATTAAGGTCTTCCGAGAGGGGCATGCTTTTTTGCTGGAATATCTGAATTACTGGCCGACGGTCGAGCAGGATGATAGCTACATCATTCAGCTGGATAACGTGATCACCAGCTTAAACGGCGTCGAAGGATGGAACGAAGTTGCTCTCCGAGAGCCTGTGTTCAGCGAGTTTTCACAGTTTAACGCTGAGGCGAAAAAGACAAGCGATCAGGATGCTATGGGGTTGTTGATGTCGCTGATTTCAGGTGTTAACCGCATCGCTATCACCAAAATGCCGATTAGCAAGTATCGGGAGGGTTCGGCGTATCTGATGGGTTTTTTGACATATTTCCCCAAATCGAAAGATGGCGGGACCGAATCGCCGAGCTGACGTATTTCTACCGCTGGGGACCGAAAGAAGCTGCTGCCTTAACTTGGGGTGAGTTGCAGTTCTGGACCGAACAAGGGTTCAGGATTAAAAAAATCATGAAAGAGGGCGGCAATGGCTAACAGGTTTGATTTTGAGCTTCGTGCTGATGATGGGGTTTCTAAAAAGCTTGATGATATTACGGGTCGTTTAGCGGAATTAAACCCCGAACTCGACGAGGTGGCGGAAAAGTTAAAGCTTGGTGGAAAGAATAACCAGTCCAATTTATCTGACATTGAAAAATCGTTTTATGAGCTTGGTAGACTGGCGAAATCGAACGTTCAATATCTTGGGGATATGGTTCCGCCTTTGAGGAACTTTATCGGGTTAGGGGGTAAGGTCGGCGGCGTAATTGGTAAGCTCGGAATTACTGGGGGTGCTGCTTATGTTGCAGGGAAGGGCATTTCCTCATTCGGTCATACACTTATCGATGCAGCCGACAATGCTTATGCGCTAAGTGTTGCTGCTGAAAATGCTGGGATGACGGTTAAAGATTTTAGTCAGATGGCGGGAGCAATGCGCCTGCTTGGGACCGACAGCGAGACAGCAAAAAACAGTATTGAGGGTCTATATGGAACCTTCAACGATGGATTGCAGGGCCGAAATAATGCCGTATTAGCGGTAATGAATCAGATCCATGCGGTGATTTATAAAAACGCCGATGGCACGGCCAACGTGCTTAAAACAGTAGAATCCCTCGCTGATGTTCTCCCACGCCTCTCCCCACAAACGCAAAAAACGGTTACTGATGCGCTAAACCTGAATGCAGACACGCTGCAATTGCTTCGCGAAGGCGCTCATTTAAAAGGGCTTCTTGCAGAATCTGATGCAATAGGATTAACCGTTGACCCTAAGACGACAGCTGACCTTGCATCGTTTAATCGCCAGTTAACTGAAGCCAGCGCGGCTTGGGACGGTTTAAAGCAACGCACCGTACAAAAGGCAGCTAAGGGGTTACTTTCCGACGGGTCATTACGGGATACGGTATCAGGATTTACCGATGGTGCAACGCATAATGATGCTGCTGGCTGGGGTCATATGCTTGGTGAAAATGATGGACCTTACGAAGCCGTTGCATTACGAAGGATGAAAGGCGACAAGAAGTTTTTAGCTGAGGCTACGCCGCAGGAAAGGGCAAACGTCGGCATCGGCAGGATGAACGACGATTTACGCAAAAAATACAATGCTTATTACGGAGAATCATTAACCGACGGCTGGCAGCTTGATAAGGAAATGGCAAAAAACCCGGAGTATTTTACAAGGTTGAATGACCGGTCAAATCAGCTTTTGTTAGATATGCAACTGGCAGAGCATCCGACATTATTGCCCCCAATTGGCGCACAACCCGTAGACCCGAATGCCTCGTCCGTTAGAAATAATAACCCGTGGAATATCCGTTATGCCGGTCAATCCGGCGCGGTGCCAGCGGCGAAAAATTTTGCACATTTCCAGACGCCAGAAGAAGGTGTTTTAGCCGCCGACAGGCAGTTGCAGCTTTACACCTCCGGGAAGTCGGCCAACGTGGATCACCCCCTGAGAACGGTAGCTGAAATCGTTAGTACTGCATCCCCTGAAAAGGATGGCAATAACACGGCACTGATGATTAAGAACGCCAGTAAAGAACTCGGCGTAGACCCTACCCAGCCGCTCGATTTCAGCAATGTGCAAACCCGTTCACGTTTCCTCGCTGCTGTTTTCCATCAAGAAGGGAACAGCCCTTATAGCTCGTCTAATATTGAAAATATTTTGACCCGTAACAGCAATGACGCGTCACTGCTGACACCTGCTGCGGCCAGTGGACAGGCTCCGGGTCAGATGGTTGATTTTAAACAAACGTTATCCTCTGTGCTGAAAGAAACGGGGATGAAGATAGAACTGACAGTAATCAACCAGAAAACCGGAGAAAAGCAGACGTTCACCGGCACTGGGGGCAGTAAAGTCTCGGCTGCGATGCAGTTTCCCTAAATCCCATTCTATTACGAACCGGCCTCGTGCCGGTTTTTCTGTTTATGGACCCTGAACATGACGATTGTTAGCTCGGCCATTTCGGCAATTACTGGCGGGTCAGGCGATACATTCAGCTGGCAAGATAACCTTCACAAAGCTTCTTTTCGTGGTGTGCCCTTTGCCGTAGAAGGTGGAGATGGCGAGTTTGGCCGCAGGCAGGCTGTACATGAATACCCGTACCGTGATTCTGTATGGGTAGAGGACATGGGCCGCGCAACCCGGCGTATTACGCTAACTGGCTACATCCTACAAAGTAGCCTGCTTTATACCGCTTCAGACGTGATGACCCAGCGAAATTCCTTAGTTGCTGCGGCAGAGTCGTCTGGGGCCGGTACGCTGATTCATCCGACTCTTGGCGAACTTACCGTAAGTATTCCGCCCGGCGGTCTGAAAATTTCCGAGAGCAAAGACGAAGCCCGCATGTTTCGTTTTACGCTCACGGCCATTGAATCTGGTCTAAAAGTCTTCGCAATTACCAGCGCGACCGATGCCGCATCGACAGTACAAACCTCTTGGCTATCGACCGTAACCACAGCTGCAGCAAGAGCCATTGCTGAAGTTAAGGGGGATATGCGCAGTGTGACACAGGCAATCAAGACGCTAAAAAGCACCCTGACATTTTGGACCGGCATGGTGACCGACACGTTCAACGAAGCCACAAATTTAAGCAATGTACTAAAAAGCACATTCGGTTCCACACGATATGGGCGGTACAACACCGGCAGTATTGGGGGCAATGCCACCGGCACATCGAGCACCGCAGACAATACGGCAGATACAGACGATTATGCCGGGCTGGTCGCCACCAAAATTGCAGAATCTATAGAGAACTCGGCGGCGATGAGTGCTGCAATTAGCACGCTGCTGGCCAGCACGAATATTGAAGATTATGCGGCCAATGTTCAGGCCGTCGTAACTGAAATGGTCGGCAGCGTGGCAGGCGGTGCAGATTTGATTAACGCATTAGAAACGTTGTCAGATTTTAGTGATTCAACCTACCGGCCAGACAGCAGCGATAGTGCGGTTGCCTCGGCAAACCAAATCTTTGTTAATACGTTGACCACCGCAGCTATGGCTTATGCCGTCTCCCTCTACACTCCTGCAAACTATGATGAAGCTGCCAACTTAACCCGGCGTATTACTGACGTTCTTGATGCCGCCATCGTTGCCGTGGCGGATGCAGGTTATGACGATGTTTATCTCCAACTGCAAGAACTGCAATCGAACGTGATTACCACGCTTGAAACATTGGGAGCCAGTCTAGCGCATGTTCAGACCGTTTCGTTTGCTAAACCTCTTCCTGCCCTTACGCTAGCTAACCGCCTGTATCAAGACGCCTCACGGGCCGAGGCACTGGTGAAAATGGCGGATCCCATTCACCCGGCATTCATGCCTACCAGTTTTAAGGCGTTGACCTCATGAGTGATGACCTCACACTGATATGCAACGGTAAAATTTTGTCCGGGTGGGATTCTGTCCGGGTCACTCGCAGCATTGAGAAGTTACCCAGCGATTTTGAGCTTTCACTCATGGACTATTTCCCAGGAAGCGATGACAAGCAGCTTGTAAAAGAAGGAAATCCCTGTGTTGTTAAAATAGGAGCAGATACGGTTATTACTGGCTATATCGACCGATGGGCACCGATGATTTCAAGCCAGCGGCACGCCGTCCGCGCCATCGGTCGCAGCAAATGCCAAGACCTTGTCGACTGTTCAGCAACTTGGCCCAATAACGTTGTTAGCCAAGTAACCCCGCTGCAGCTAGCTCAACGCTTAGCCAGCCCCTATGGCATTACGGTATCCAGTGACGTTGATGTTGGGACCGTGGTCCCACAATTTACGCTCAACTGGGGGGAGTCCTCCCAAGAAGTTATTGAACGTGTAACGCGCTGGGCCGCATTGCTCTATTACGATTTGCCAGACGGTAGCCTTTTCCTGACGCGCGTTGGCACTACTCAGGCCGCCAGCGGAGTGAAGCAAGGCCAGAATATTCAAGCAGCTGCTTACGGCGCGACGATGGATGAACGGTTTTCTATTTACACCGGCGTATCGATGTCCGTTAGCCCATTGAATGAGGAAAGCGGGAATGAGGCTTACAGCTCGGTGGCGTTGGCGACTGCCAGTGATCCAGAAGCTACACAAATGCGCTATCGGAACCGAACAATCATTGTTGAAAGCACCATGACCGCTAATCAGCAGGCCCAGCAGTGTATCGATTGGGAAATGAACCGCCGTTATGGCCGCTCAAAGACATTGCAGATCACTGTGGATAGCTGGCGCGACAGTGCCGGGACGTTATGGACCCCTAACACGCTGATCCCTATTTCGCTCCCTGTTTTCGGTCTCGAGGATGAGCTATGGCTTCTCGGCGAGGTGACGTACATAAAGGACGATCAGGGAACAGTGGCGGAAATGGTCCTTATGCCGCCTGCTGCATTTAGCGTCGAACCCTATCAGTTTTACACAAATATCCGAGAGGCTAACTATGGTTGATCTCTCACGCCTCTATCGGCAAATAAAAATGCTAATCGGCATTGGGAAAGTAACTGCAATAGACGATGGCGGGTTAACTCAAAACTTGCAGTATCAAACCCCGCTCGAAATCCGCAGCAATACGCCCAGAATGGCTGATTTTGGCTTTTCTTCTGGCTTGCCTGTGGGTAGCGATGTTGTTGTGGCTTATCTCGGTGGCGACCGTTCTAGTGCGGTTGTTATCGCAACCAACAATAAGAAATACCGACACACTGGGCTTAATGCCGGGGAGACGGTTATCTATGATCAATGGGGCGGTTATGTGAAGTTGACCGAAGCCGGGATTGAAGTCGAGGCAAACAACCAGCCTGTGACAGTCTCTAACGCAACCATTGTCACGATTAACGCAACCGAAAAGATTGTGGCTAACACGCCGAGATTTGAGTGTAGTGGTGACATCATCGATAACAGCGGCAGCAACAGCACTACGCTCAAGCAGTTTCGAGATGTTTATAACGAGCACGCGCATTTTCTGAAAAACGTGCAAAGCGGAAACAGCACCATCGAGAGCGAAGTACCGGGGGTAATAGTTGAATGACAGACATTACAACCGTATGGGATCCCGACCAAGGTGTAGGGGACTGGGTCATTGGAAGTGGTGATCTACTTTCTGGATTAGACCTTCAAACGGCTATTTATATCAGCCTGTTTAGTGACCGTAAGGCGCGTGATGATGATAACTATGATGGAACCGACCGCAAGGGATGGTGGGGTGATACAGATTCAGATTATGAGATAGGTTCCCGGCTCTGGCTTCTCCGGCGTCAAAAGTTATCGGTAAATGTGGCCCAGCAGGCCGTAACGTATGCCAAAGAGGCCCTACAGTGGCTTCTCGATGACAATGTGGTCGCTAGTATCACAGTGACACCGCAAATTATTTACCCCAGCCGCCTCTACATGACGATCACCTATCAAAAACCCAATTTAACTACTGAAACGGTCCAATATTACTGGGTCTGGGAGTAACCCGCTATGCCTTATAGCAGGCCACCGCTTAGCGAACTGCGTAAAAGAAATAAAAGCTATATCAAGTCGGCATTAGAGAATATTGGTGCGCTGCTCCGTTTCTCTAATATGGCAATCCTCGCTGACGTCAATGCCGGGATGAGTTATATGCACTATGGCTATCTTGATTGGATAGCCAAGCAATCAAACCCCTTTACCGCGACCGATGACTTTTTAGCAGCATGGGCCGCGCTGGTCCGCACATTTCGAAAAGCGGCAACCGCCGCAACGGGTTCTAGTATCCCTTTCAGCGGAACGGCAGGTAGCGTTGTTACTGCAGGCGCAGTGTTAAACCGTGGTGACGGGTATCAATATACTGTAGATACCGCCATCACGTTGGACAGTACCGGGAACGGGAGTGGTTCGATTACTGCCGTTCTGCCAGATACTGCAACAGACTCCACCGGTGGCGGTGAAAATGGCAATGCTGATGCAGGCATTCAGCTAACGTTTGATGTGGCTCTATCGGGCATCAATTCGACGATAACGACGACGACGGCCATCACGGGCGGCGCTGACATCGAGGACGAGGAAGTATTTCGATCCCGCATGCTGTCAGCCTTTCAGAATAAACCGCAGGGCGGCAGTGATAGCGATTATGAAGAATGGGCCCTTGCTGTTTCAGGGGTTACGCGTGCCTGGGTCGCACGTCGTTTAATGGGCGCTGGAACGGTCGGACTTTACATCATGCTCGATACGGAAGACGACACGAACGCGAGTGGATTCCCAAAAGGTACTGATGGCTTTTCAAGTTATGAGAAGCAGTATGCAACAGGATTCGCCACGGGCGATCAGCTTCGTGTTGCTGATGCGTTGTACTCACAGCAACCGAGCACCGCCATGTTATATGTCTGTTCTCCTATTCAAACCAGCGTAGATTTCACCATTTCTGGCTTATCCAGTGCGACCGACACACTGAAAACCAGCATTTCAACAGCCATTAACACGGTATTCTACAATAACGGCGCACCGGGTGGCACGATTGACTTATCTGACATTCTGGAGGCCATTGCAGGCATTTCTGGGACGTCTGGGTTCATCATGATCACTCCGACAACCAACATCATTATGGAGACTGGTTGCCTGCCTGTGTTGGGAACCATTACTTATTCATGAGCCAATTTACCGTTGAAGAATACACGGGGGGATTGCAATCGCTGATGCCGACGGGGCAAGTCTGGCCCCGCGACAGTGATTCTGTGCAAACCGCTGTTCTCACAGCGTGGGCAAATGAGTTTCAGCAAAGCGACAGCGACGCGCTTAGCCTGCTCGCTGGGGCCTTTCCGAGTACTGCAACAACAATGTTGGCTGAATGGGAGTCAACCCTTGGATTGCCTGATGCCTGCGCGATTGGTGAGACCGATAGCATTGCCCTACGCCAGAATGCCGTCACGACAAAGTTAACAACGGTCGGCGGCCAGTCGATTGATTATTTTGTCGCACAAGCCGCCGCGCTGGGTTATAGCATTGCAATCACACAGTATCGTCCAGCCCGTGCCGGGCTTTCTGCGTGCGGTGCAGCAATTAACGGCGACGACTGGCCGTTTGTAATGCTGGTCACTGCCCCAGACACAACAATTACGACAGCACAGGCAGGCGTTAATTACGCTGGAGACCCGTTGCGTTCATGGGGTAATAAAATATTAGAGTGTAGAATAAACAGCATTGCACCGTCACATGTAATCGTTAAATATGCATACATAGACTTCGGCTTTGATGATCAGACAGTCTATGAATTGACCAGCGAATTCTGCAAGTATTTAGACACCTCTATGTCCCTCCTGAAGTAGCCCCCACATTCTCCACAGAATTAAATAATAGGTATGCGAATGAGCATGTTTAACACCGGTAATTCGGTTCCGTCTAACTCCGTTTTAGATTTAAATGATAACATTCTTGTATTAGATAATTTCATAAATAATGAATCTGGTACGGTAGATAAAAGGACTGGTGAAGCCATTCCTGTATTGCAGGAACAAGTAACAAGCCAAGTAAGCGCAAAACTAGATTCATTAACAGCCGATGCTCAGAGTGCAATAACTTCAGCTGCTGCCTCGGCGGCTGATGCTAAAACCTCGGCTGAATCCTCAGCCACTCTCGTTAATAACCTTTCTCTTCCAGCCGGTGCCGGTCTGAGCGGTTATGCTTTGGCTCAACCCTACACCACTGACACCGTAGGGAATAAGCTCAACAATATCATCATGGTTGAGGACTTTGCCTCATATGTTACCGATGAAACAGATTACTCACCTGCATTTAATGCCGCGATAGCATATGCAAATGTTAATAATATTGGAGAGTTAAGGGCGAACGGTAAATATACCATTTCAAATCCTATTAAGCTTGTCGGATTCCCTCTCACTGGATTTAAATTATACATAAATGAACTTTTTGCATCTGACACTTGGCCGGTAAGTAGTTCGCTTTTTGGCGGAACAGCAATGATTCAGACAGGCGTCGACAGCGGAAATATTAACGGAATAGATATTTGGATAAATAGGGTTGATGGTAATGTTAACTGCCGCGCTGATGCAATAACTGGTCTCCGTGATGGGATGTCATCATCGAGATTGTGGATAGGTATGGCAATGTACTGCAACATTGTCACTAACTTTAGCAATAACACCTCGCCTAATGGCACAATAGATATTCTTGGTGGGTTCTGGACGGAAAATAGATTAGGCGTTTATCTTACCAATGGTGCAACCGGAACCGCTCAGATAAATGAAGGTTGCAATATTGATATTAAATTCAATGCTGCTAATAGTCACGGTGGTGTTTTTTGTCACACATATGGTCAATATCTCCAAGTAAAAGGGAATATGGACTATAATGGCAAGAATTTAGCTGTTATTCGTCTTACAGATACCACTGGTCTTAGTAATATCTGGGGGCAGCAGGGCCTTAAATTGACCGATGGCACCACGGAACTTGATTTTATGTTCCATTATACAAGCCAGGGTTGGTTTTATGTCGTTGTGTCATCTTGGGATAGTAGTCTCGCATATACTGATACTGGCGGTAAATTTGTTTGGACAGCTGGTTCAACGATAAGCTGTACCACAGTTGATGGTGTGGCAATCACGTTTGATACGGTGAATACAGCCACAGACGATACTGCAACAGGTGGAACCAACTATTTTGATATTTTGCACGATTATGAGATGGCCCCGTTCGGGCGTATGAATGCCAACATGGCATATATGTCTGGTTATATTGGAGGGAAGACGTATACAAGTAACTTTGTTTACGCTAACTCTTTCTCTGGTATGACGACAAATATGCAAGATGTCTCGATTTATAACACAGGAAATGGTCAGTATGGCTGGGCATCATTTGTAAATAAAGCCTATAGTGATATCCCATTCCTTAACGTAAATGGTGATTATGTTAATATCGCCTCTAAACTCTATATGGGGTATAGAGGAATTGAAGGCGGCGCGACAATTGTCCAATTAGCTATCGGCAATGGGACTGCGACGCGAGTATTTGGTTTAAGCGACCAAACTACAGATAAATATCTGAATGAAGGTACTGTTTTCCGCGTAACGATGACCAGTGATTTCAGTGGCTGTTTTGGTTCCTTTGATGTGCATATGAAAGGGAATGACTCATGCTCGATATTTAATGAGAACATCGATGCTTCGTGGGAACTTACCGCTCAAACAGAGTATGCCGATGATGGAGTAACAGCAACCGGTGTTGGCTTCTATGCCCGACAGGAATCTCAGCCATCAATTACCATGAAATTTAACATTGTGAGGTTCTAATATATGAATTACTCAAGCAATAGTACAGATACTATTACTAGCAATAAAACTATTAACCTGAGAGGTGGCGGTGCTATTTCCATCACCCCATACGGACAAACAATATTAACGCAAGCAAATTTAGCAAGCGTTAAAGGACTGTTAGAAATACCGGGTATAGTGCCGTCAACTGCTAATTTACCCACAACTTATACAGATACTGCTGCCACTGATATCAGCGAAGCTGCTGATAGAACACAGACTAAAAACATTGCAGACAAACTAAATAATCTTATTTCCCTGCTGACAGCCGCAGGGATAATTAGTAGCGAAATCACCGTCACCTCGGCTGGTGATGTCGAAAGTGCCACTGCGGGAAGTACATATGACATGTATTCTTTGTTTAATTTTGCCAACGCCCCAGCACTTGATTACGATTACACAATATCGCCAACTGACGCGGGAACAATTGTTTCATTGTCAAATCCTACATATTCCTCATACGGCATTCAAATTAGCTCAACGTATACCGGAAATATTTCAGTCACGGCAACGCATAAAACTCTGACCGATGTCACGGCAACAACCAATATTGATAACGTCACAGTGGCAACCACCACGACGGATGCGACATCGACCACTGACACAACTACAACTACAACGACGTCTACATCTTAATAGGATAATTATATGAGTATTAAAGGCTCCTGGAATTTCAGAGGTTCTTTATTTCCCGAAGCGTATGCAACGGCACACAATACCCAGCGTAATGGCAGTAATGTTTCTGGGTGGATGGCGGTTTATTCGAATGAAGCCTATGCAAAACTTAACGGCTCCCTACCTATAGCTAATATCCCGCTCCAGACAAACGCCTCAAGTACTGTTGATAATGATACCGCCTTGGAAAATTACGCGCTGACCACTGGGATTTTTAGTGGCTTCACTGCTGTTGTGGATTCAACGACTACGGCCACCACGACGTCCAATAGTTCAAGCACATCGACTGACTCCACCGCCACAACTTCCGCGTAATACCTATTCCCCTCTAAACGCCATACTTGGGATCCCCATGGAAAAAATTAGTTCATATACCACCACTGCTGACGCCAATAATGAATTCACCAATGGCAGCGTAGCCAGTGGCGTATCCCCGACGAATCTTGTCGCAGGTTGGTTTAACATGATTCAGCGCGAGCTGGTCGCGGTAGCAACCGCTGCAAACATTACGTTAGATTCAAGTAACGACGCGCAGCTGCTTGCAGCGCTACAGGCGTTATTTATCACACGCGAAGGTGGGGACCTCACCGGGCAGTTAACAGTCCAGAACCTACTGGCCGCCATAAAATCGGCCCCCGGCGCGCTGGGCGGCGTTTTAGAAGCGATTAACGAGTCATCAGATGCTGATTCCTCAGCAGCTTTCAATTTTGGCTTCGGCTCGGCTGTAATGGCATCAGCCAGCTCGGCGATCGCCGATGACGGTTCGACTAACATTACGTTTTCTGTAAGCCCCCCCGGCACAGTCTCAGACCGCCGTACAGCTGGGCTAGAAGTCATTGGGGAAACGCAACAGACGAACAGCGTGTTTGACCTGTATGAGAACGGCCAGCGCGTTTACAGCCCGAATAATATCCCGTCGCCAGCTACTGTCGGAGCTTTAGCCCTGACAGGTGGAAACCTCTCCGGGAACGTCAGTAGTTCAGCGCAATTTTCCAGCTCTAATGGCACGGTGGGATTTATTGCTACCGGCCTGACCCAGCCGAGCAGCACAACCTATAACTTAACCGGTTATCGTCTGGCGGCAAATACTACACAATACGCAGATTTGTATTGGTATAACGGTGATGGCGGATCACGTTTTGGGGTGCATGTACAAGACCCTACTGCGAATTCCTATTTCGAATTTTTCTACACTGGTGTGTTCAAAGCACCGGGCAATATCTATTCCGGTGAAGCCTGCTATCAAAATGATGGAAACATCTATGGCACTGCTTGGGGCGGCTATATCTCTGATTATCTCGCGGCAATGAAGACAGCGACCGCCGCTGCCTATAGCTCGACTAACCTCCCGCTGTTCGCCGCTGGAGAGGTAGGCAGTTATGCCTTCGCGGGTACGAACCAGAACGTGGCATTGTCCTTCGGTGATACGGTCGCGGGTTCAAGCCTCTATGCTGCGTCCGTTCATGCAGCATGGAACGCCTCAGACGATGTAGCCTCTATCTATTCCTCCGCAGTGCTGACAGGTACATGGCGTTGTCTCGGTTACTTTGCCGCAAATTCAAATACCAGTTTCGGGCACGTTACCCTTTTCCAGAGAATTGCATAATGTCAATGACTTACACCGATGTAAAAAACCCGAGCTATAAGAATTCAGACAGCACGATCATTGATTGTGAGGTGAAATTTGATGGCTTTGATGATTACCTACAGTTCACGGCCACCGCGACTGATACTACGGATTATGGCGTAGATATTTTCAATGCGTGTGTCGCGGGGACTTATGGAACCGTTGCAGCCTATGTTGCAACCAAAACAAATGCCGAAGCGGTCGCTACTGCGAAGAAAGCGGCTTTATTGCAGTCAATCAATAACACCACGCAACTGTGGCAGACTCAGCTGGCACTGGGCATTATCACTGATGCTGACAAGACGACCTTAACGGCGTGGATGAAGTACGCGCAGGAAGTACAGGCTATTGATACGACAGCTACAAGTATCACATGGCCAGAAGAGCCTACTACACTGACCACAACCACTACTGAAGCATCTTCCGACACAGCTACATCAACAGATACGACCACGACCACCACGACCGAGACCGCATAAAAAAAGCCGCATTTGCGGCTTTGTAAGATTGCGACAGGAGTGGTAAATTACGCGCATCGTCGTTTCTCCTGTCAATTGAATCGTCGATAGCCCTTGCGGGGTGCGTCCTGCAAGGGCACCTACTTATTTTTTTCCTGTTAACTTTTGTTCTAGCGTCCCTAATAGCTGGTTGACGTCACTAGATATCCCGCCTTCTTTCCCCATCGCTTCCAGAATCGATTCAACCCGTTTTATCAGGTCAGGTGCAACGCCACGGAATGAGAGGTCTACATCGTCACCCTTATAGCGTGCGGTGATACCCGGACCAAAATTACGAACGGTCACCTCTTTCTTTCGCTCATTTTCCGGTTCTTTCCCTGCGTTTTTGAGCGTCTTAATTATCAATGCTGTGTCTAACTTCTCGCCTGCTTTTTTATAGGCTGCAAATTCTTCAACCAACGACATCATTTCTGCTTTGTGTGATTCATGAACTTTGTGCAATTCCTCGCCTGCTCGGGCGGATAGCTCAGTCGGGTTCGTAAAAAGGCTGATAACTTCGATAGGTAGTTCAGCAGTATTCACACATCGCATAATCACTTTTCTGTCAATGTTTTCAGCGTCGGCAAGTTGGCTGACGTTATTGTCATACTTTGTCTCGAGAAGACGCGTATAGCGCTTCCCACGCTCATAAGCGCTGGTTGGCCTGTACTCATTCCCCAGCAGAGAAAACTGGGACATTTGCTCGTCATCTAGATCGCCAACAAGAACCCGGTAATCACTGCCGGTGATGATGGCTGCCTTACGTCTCCGACTACCGTCTGCAACTTCGACGACACCGGATATTTCACGGCCAAAGGCCGGATTTTGCTGGCCCGAACTCAAGAAAGAGGGGATCAGGTCATCGAGCGAGGTCTCTGTCAGAAGCTCCTGCAGGCGTTCATTGCCAGCCCAAACCATGGTTGCTTTCTCAACGCGTTCGCCGGGTATGGTTTTTAGCGTAAACTTTACATTTTTTCCGCATATGGGCAGGGTTATCACATTGCCAACTATCGCCCCAACTCGCTCCCGAAGGGTATTAACAATAGGTGCCGATGATGGTTGAACTGCGCCAGATGCCGCTGCGTTCAGCCTTTCCTGGGAAATATTAGGTGCGTTGCGCACGCCTCCACGTTTCATTATTCGGCCCCCTTATTATTCCAGCGTGGTTTAATCAGTTTGTTAAATATCTCAGAGCAAACAGGCTCCCAAATTTTGATCGCATTGTTCCATGCTCTGCTACTTGAGCGTTGATTTGCCGCCTGCTCAAATACTGTGCGCATTTTTAGCTGTCCCTTACCGACTTCATCTGTCACACGGACGACTTCATCGAGGACCATATCACCAAACGCCTTACGCATATTTTCAGCCATCATTTCAGATTGAGAGCCTGACGCAAGGCTATATTTTGTAATCAGAACTCGCACGTCAGGCTCAAACACATCTCCACCGTCGGCCATTAATGCGGCCATCAGGTCGCGCAACATAGCAAAGAACTGGTTTGCCGAGGCGTAATCGTACAGCTCCGCAGGTGTTGGAATAACGAGAACATCTGAAGCGCAGACGACGTTTGCGGCCCCTATACCAAGGCTGGGCGCGCTATCAATAATAACCACGTCATAGCCGTCCCAAACAGATTCAATTGCTGAGCGTAAAAGCATTTGTGGCGCGATCCCTCCCAGCATATTTTTATCGTGTAATGGCATGACTTCGCTTTCTATGCGGTGAATTGCCAGGCACGATGGGATAATGTCGAGGTTCGGCCAGCAGGTTGGTTTAATCGCATACATTGCATCAGTACGCTGACCTAGATAGAAGGGCAGTAACGTATCATCGGCATGAATATGCAAGTCAGGGACGTAGCCATGATAAAGCGACGCTGTAGCCTGTGGGTCATTAGCATCGCATAACAGAACCCGAAGCCCATCTAACGCTAACTTTTGGGCTAGATGTACCGCCGTGGCAGTTTTGAAAGCCCCGCCTTTATGCTGCGCTATACCAACGACCACCGGGTCCTCACCCTCGGGACGATATGGCAACGTTCCAAAGACTTCCCGCATTGTGTTGATTTGTTGAATGGTATAGCCATCACGTTGCTCAATTCGGCCCTTTTTAACCATATCTGGAGGCGGTAGGCGTCCGTCGTCTTCAGCGTTGCGAATAGTCGGCTGGCTTACGCCTACCATTAACGCCGCCTCCTGAATACCCCAGCGGCGAGTAATGGCCCTTGAATCTGGAGAGTCATCCCCGAACATATCCTCAGCAATAAGCTTGGTCATTGCTGCGCCGCGTGATAAACATACATCTAAGCGTTCTAAAAGGTTCATTTGTTTCTCCTGTCGTTTTGCGTGTTTTCATTAAAACAGTCAGAAACACGCAAAGCAAGCACTTTTTGAAACAACAACAAAGAATATTGATTTCGGACACATAAAGCACAATACAGAAAAAAGAAGGCCAGAAGCTCCTTAAGAAACATGGAGCTTGAAGGTAACAATTCTAACATTATGATTTTAATGTCTTTATTATTATTCCTGACAGGTAACAGACTAAGTAAAACAAGAGTAAAAAGAACAACCACAACATAGTTACCCTCCATCCTTCACTCACCTCGCAACTTTGAAACAAAAATTCAGAACAACATAGCTTGATATTTTTAGCCCAAATCTATGCATACCTCAATATCGACACAATACTTAGGAACCGTTTATCGTAACAACAATTCGGAATGATTTCGACACCAAATAACCCATTTAACACGTGTTAAATGGGTTATTTGGTGTCGAAATCATTCCGA